GAAAAGGTGAAAGCTGGTAATAACTTCGTTCATGCACCGAAACTTAAAAAAGGAACAAAGCATGATTCAAAGTTTGTCGAGTGGCTTAAAGATTTTAGCTAGTCAACTCATAGATTAGTTGTGGTGTGTAGGGGGTTGGAGTTTTGTTAGATATTCTCCAGCCCCCACTACCCGCCGCAGCATTTCATAAAAACCACACACCATAATTATGAAAAAAAAGATAGCAGCACTAGATTTTGAGACTTTTTACAGCAAGGATTATTCGATAGCGGGCAGTTCAACTTATCAGTATGTAATGCATCCGGAATTCGATGCGTACCTTGTATCAATTTATTGTCCCGAATTTGAATATGTCGGGATGACCAAGGATTTTGATTGGAAAAGGTTGGATGGATATACCTTAATCGCTCACAATGCGTCTTTCGACCAACGAGTTTTCGAACGATGCCAGGAGCTTGGGATCATATTACAGAATATTAAAGTCACATGGGAATGTTCCGCTGACATGTGCGTTTACTTTCAATTCCAAAGAAATCTAAAAGGCTCAGCCAAAGAAATTCTTGGAGTCGAGATGGACAAGGGAGTCCGGACGAACATGAAAGGTAAGACTTGGGAAGACATGATCGCATTGGATGAAGCCAAGGATGTTCTTCAATACGCATTGGACGATGCAAAATACACTTACCAAATTTGGGAGAAGTATGGAGATAAGTGGCCGGAAGAAGAAAAGCGACTGAGTCGAATGACTCGCGCAATGGCTTATGAAGGGCTACCGATCGATGTCACGCTGATGGAGAATTCGATTAACACGCTTGAAAAAAGACTATTCGAAGCCAAGAAGGCACTTCCATGGTACGGCGAAATCGATCCCGATACTAAGAAAGAATATGTAGTATATTCTAAAAAGGCTTTGGCTATTGAATGTCGAAAACTAGGAATCGAGCCTCCTAAGAGCTTGGCCAAGGATAGCCCGGCTCTTGAAGAGTGGGTAAAAGAAAATGGCGATAAAATTTCCTTTGTCGCGGATATGCAAAATTACAATCGGATCAACATGCATTTGAAAAGGTTGAGATCTATGCAAGATCGGCTGACACCGGAGGGTAAAATGTCCTACAACATGAAGTATTTCGGAGCGGATGCGACCGGTCGATGGAGTGGTGATGCTGGGTTTAATGTTCAGAATTTACCGCGCGAATCTAAGTATGGAGTTAACATTCGTAACTGCATATCTGCGGGAAAGGATAACACACTCGTTGTATCTGACCTTTCTCAGATTGAACCAAGGCTTACAGCTTTTCTTGCTGGGGATACAGATTTCCTAGATCTTGTGGCTAAGGGAATGTCTCCGTATGAGGCACACGCAAGGCAGACAATGGGCTGGACAGGTGGGAAATTAAAGGACGAAGATCCTGAACTTTATCTACTGGCCAAAGTTCGTGTTCTTCAATTGGGCTACGGATCTGGATGGTCTAAATTTGCGGACACTGTCGCACTCTATGGTCAGACCCAAATCCTAGATCAGGATTTTAGTAGAACTGATGAGTTAAGATTTCAGGAATATGCTGGGAAGTACATGCCCGGAAAAGCGACCTTATACCCACAACTTCCGAGCGACGACCGCCGTCAATGGGTCAACGCTTTCATACAGGTTATGGATTTTCGCGACAAGAACCCAAAAATCACACAGGCTTGGAAAACTTTGGATGTTCAGCTTAAGCAAACCGCTAGCGAAGGAAATGATTTTGAAATTCCTTTACCCTCCGGCCGAGTGCTTAAGTACTTTCGCTGTCGGCACGAGCCTGACGGGGTGACCTGTGCGACTCAAAAAGGATCAATTCGCAGGACTAAAATGTACGGAGCTAACCTGTTTCAAAACAGTGTTCAAGCACTGGCTCGGGACTGCTTTGGATTTATCATGAATCGATTAACGGATGCGGGTTTTAAGATCGTTCTTCATGTACACGATGAAGTCGTGATCGAAGTTCCTGAATCCATGGCTGAGGAATCAAAATCAGCGATTGAAAAAATTATGGGTAACGGCCCGGAATGGATGCGAAATGTACCACTCGCATCTGAAGCTATAATTACAAAACAATATACAAAATGATAATAGGACTTACAGGAAAAAAAGGGTGTGGTAAATCGACTGTCGGTAGAATAATCGCGGAAGATTGGGACTATGGAATTAAGAGTTTTGCAACACCTATAAAATTAATGCTTTCTGCGATGGGTTTGTCTAGTGACGAGCTTTACGACCCTGCAAAAAAAGAAGAGGTAATTCCCGAATTTGGAAAAAGCCCGAGAGAGCTGATGCAGCTTTTGGGTACCGAATTTGGGCGCACACTAGTTTCTCAAAACATATGGGTTACTTCATTAGAGAAGGATCTAGAAGATGAAAGAAATTATATAATCGATGATGTTCGATTTCCAAACGAAGCCGCGATGATTCGTGCAAGAGGTGGAGTTATTGTTCGAGTTGTGAGAGGCTTGGATGAAGATGGAGATGAACACATTTCCGAAGCTGGGATAAACCCCGAGCTTATAAATTATGAGATTCGAAATATTTCGTGCTACGAAATGGATCTTAGAAATGAAGTTAACCAAGTTTTAAAGGAGATATTATTATATGGAACTATTCGCGATTCCAAACCTGCGTGCTAGTCAGGTCAGTAAATCCAAGCCTTGGGAAGTAGAATTTGACCTTCCTGAGTTTCGGAACACTACAGAATATAAAGCATGGGCAGCTAGTCCAAGTACAGTTTACTGCGCTTACTCAACCGGTGAAGGTGTTGATCCTGGTCAGAGAGTAAGTGAAGCTAATCCAATGCGGTATCTGCACGGGGTCACGGTTGACTGGGATGCTGATTTCACTGACGAAGAATTCGAAGAGATTGTACGCCGGATGATTGATCATGACTACCCAGTTAATTATATCAGTCGGAGCTATAGCGGTGGGATTCATGCCGTTTGGTTTTTTGAAGATCCAATCTTTTGTCATGGTAGTAAGACCAATGAGAAATTTCTTGGGCGCTTGGCCAAAGAACTTAAGCTTGATGGTAGAGATGCTATCGCTCGCGGATTTGATTCAGGCATATTCAAGCGTCAGCATTATCTTTTACACGGTCACGGTTGGAAAGCAGTCAGTCCTGACGCACGAATTCCAACATCAATGCTTCACTATTGGCAGTACGAGACTACGAAATCCTCCGACTTTCGAGGTCAGGGCGTTGTCATCCCACTTGAAGCTGTCTACGCTGAAATTCAAAGGGTGTGGCCTGATAACCAATGGCCTACAGAATTTGTTGAGGGTAGTCGAGGACCGACCTTTTGGGATCCAGGCGGAGGGCATAAAACAAAGAATGCAGCAATTGTCAGAGAAACCGGCATGCAGGTATTTAACATGCCCAAAGGATTTTATACATGGGCTGAGATTACTAGTAATGAATTCGTTCGAAACTACGAAGTTGGACGAATTGGAGAAGCTATAAAATCTTATTGGTATGACGGGAAAAACTATTTTATCGAAGACGGGAGTGGATCATATTTTATAAATAACAAAGAAGAATGTATGCTCGATCTCCAATGTCGGCATAATTTATCCGGCCGTCCGGCTAGGCATGAAAATGTTTCTGAAGTTAAACAAGCCTTGTTTCAAATAAATACGGCAAAGCGTGTTGAAGCTGGCCTACCCTTTTGCTTTGTAAAATCGCAAATTGTTAAGCATGAGAACAGAACTTATTTTAACACCGCACGGGTCAGGCCATTAACTCCTGCCGACAATGCGGGCGGATGGGGAGATGACTTTCCAACCATAGCAAAGTGGATGGAGCATATGCTTGGGAAGAAACAATTAAAATATGAATTGGCTTGGTTATCGTACTCATATCGGAATGCATTAGCTGGAAACCCCAAGCGTGGACACGCACACTTTTTAGTCGGCCCTCCAAATTGCGGGAAAACTTTGTATAACACTATTATACTCGGCGGATTATTCGGTGGTGGAATCAAGGCATCAGAATATTTAACCGGCAAGAGTGAATGGACAGATCACTTATTTGAATACGGCATGTGGCTTGTTGACGATGAGGCACCGACCGCTAGCAATGCAATGCATACAGCATTTACAGCTCGCCTTAAGGAGCATATTGCGAATGACACATTCCTTATTAATGGAAAATTCAAGAAGTCTGGTCGGGTTTATTGGAGAGGTAGAATATCTTGTACCTTAAATGATGACCCGGTTTCCATGAGGCTTCTTCCCGATTTAGACATGAGCATCAAAGATAAATTGATGGTTTTCAAATGCAATGATGGATTTGGGTTTACCAAAGATATTAAACAGACAGTAACCTCCGAACTTCCAGCCTTCGCCTCATGGCTTTTGGCCCACGAAATTGAGCCTGCGCTCTTGGAGACACGGTTTGGTGTTCAGGCATTCGTTAATAAAGAATTAGAATCTAGGGCTAGAGCGGATAGTCGATATAGTCATATTATCGAGATTCTTTCTATGTTCCGGAAGACTTTAAAGGATGATAGTTGGGAAGGTACATGTTCTGAACTAATGGTTGTTCTTTCTGCAAATGAAAATAATCGCGTGTTGCTCAAAGAGCTTACCCCGAAAAAACTAGGTTGGGGGTTAAGTCACATGCTTTCTAAAGGCTTTGGTTGGGTATCACGTTCTGACAAATCGCAGTATGGATGGCAAATTGACGGAGAAGTGTAGGCACAACAAAAAGAGGGGTACTTTTTACGAGTACAAATTCTTTTCGGAAGCCATGAAACGCGGGTATGAAATTTTTGTACCCGC